TCTGCAAACTCTTTATCTTTTTCTTCCGCTGTAAGTATTTTTAATATATTACCTTCTAAATATATTTTTTTCTCTTTAGCGAAAGCTAATAACATTTTTTTAACTTCCTCAGTAACTTTCATTTGTGTATCTTCTACTTTTCTTTTAATTTAATATTCTCGAGTCTTAAATCAAAGATTTCTTTTTCCTGTACTTGAATTTTTTGCTCTAAGTCTTCCCTATACATTTTAGAAACATCTGTTTCTTTTACTTCAGATTTTTTAGATTCAATTTTTTGAGTAATTCTCCTAATATTACTTAACGCACTAATCGCTATTACAACCCATCCCCAATTCATAGGAGTATAAGGGATATCAGTGAAGAAATGAATTAATACAAAAATGATAGCGATAATCCCGTAAACATAAGCAAATTTTCTTCTTGTCTCTAAACTTGAATAAACAACTGAGTATAAGGTACCGAAGCCTACTAAAATACTACTAATAGTTAAGGACCAAAACTTAGGAAAAAGCTCTGCTTCTAATACCATGGGAGCGAATATTAACCATATTAGACCTTGAAGTACTTCGGTAGGTTCAGAGTCATGGTAGGTTAGTATATGTCCTAGTTTTTTTAACACTTATTTATAAATTTTAAATGGGTTTGTTTTATCCTTATAGCCCTGGTAGTCTTCTCTAAAGTCTTCTAATCGTGGTTCAATGTCGTCTGATTTAATGATCCAGAATTGTGCGCCTGCTTCTTTTGCTTTTTCAATTTCTTGCGTATCATCTGAAGATGATATTATTCCGATTACGCATCCATTTCCGTAATCATAGTTGATCTTTCTGATCATTTCAATTCCATCAAAAGACGAACCTATAATATTTAAATCTACAAATACGCATTCCGGTCTCTCGTGGTTTGGATCATCTGGGAACCATTCTTTAAATAATTTATCAGCTTCATCACTGGAGTTTAGTGCTTCTAAAGATAATGTTATATCTAAAATGCTGCATGCATCTTCAAATACTAAGTGGAAGAGATCTTCATCATCTATTAAAAGAATGGAATTTATTATTGTTGTCATTGTAGGTTTATTTTTATCTTAGTTCCAGGGTTGATTTTTTCTGCTGTTATAGTAAATTTATGCTCTCTCAGTATAGCTATACATATGTTTAAACCTAACCCGGAACCACTTTCTTTTTGATCTTTTTTTCTAGTATAAGGCTTAGATAATTCTGTAAATTCTTTTTGATTCATTCCCCTTCCGTTATCCTGTATGCATAACATGTCTTTACCTTCCATGTAAATCATAACTGTTTTAGTAGAACTATCATTATATTTAAGGCCATTACGTATCAAATTGTCTATCGCAGTACAGAAGAGAGGTTCATTAACTTCACATTCTATTAGTTCATCAATAACTACCTGCTTTGTATAGGAAGTTGAATTAAGATAGTTTTTCAGTATACTCTTTAAGTTTAAAGTTTTCGTATCTAATTGAACTTCTTCTTTTACCAGGTTAGTAAATTCCTTAACTCCTGCATAAACTTTTTGAGTATGTTTTAAACCTTCCTCTAGCATTTTAAGAGGAGCTTGTATCTTCAATTCTTTAATTTGATCTTCACTTAATCTCCTTTTTAGAGAACCTAAGCCTCTAGGCATATAAGTATTAATACCTGAATGCATGTCGTGTCTAAGTATTTTAGCTGCATGCTCTAGATAGGAGTTTTTTTGATTCACTACATCTTCAGCTTCATGTTGAGCTGTGACGTCAGTTGCGATCTTTAGAATCGTATCATATTCACCTTTTGCGTTTTTAATAGGTGTATAATTACCAAATAACCATCTTTGAGAACCATCTTTTGCAATTCTTTCAAACTCTCCTGTAATGCTTTCTCCTCTTCTAAGAGTTTCCCAGAACTCTAAATAATCTTTACTCTTAGCGTATTCCGGGGATACCATTTGATGATGAGGTCTTTTAGTCATATCACTTTCATTACAGCCCATAAGATTACAAAAGTTATCGTTTGCAGTAGTTATGTATCCGTCCATTGTCAGGCTAACGACCAGATTTGAGCGGCTAATTCCAGCTAGTTGAGAGTTTACTTTCTCTTCTCTGATTTTTATATTGTTGGTGAGCTCACTTACAACTTTAAAGAAAGGTGGCATAAAAAATACTACACATCCCCAGCCGAATTTAGCTAAAAAGAGTGTGGGTTCACATAATCCAAAAACAATACATGTTTGCACTGCAAAGAAAGTCATCATAATGACTCCTGCAATGCCGAGGGATATTTTGGCATTTAGTGATATTCCACTTAATGCTTTCATTTTTAAAGGTCTGCTTTCTTAAAACCGCATTTAGTAAAGAACCATTTGCTGGGACAAAACCCTGTCCATACTCCTACATTTAACATAAACGTTACGAAAACTACTACGCTCCAAGATTGTAAGAAGTATCCTGAGAGTAGAACTATTGACATTAGTAGGTACACCATTCTTGTATCTGTAATATTTTTTAATAAATTCTTCATAATCTTTCTCCTTTATGTTTGTCTATTTTATCTAAAATAATATTTAATAATTCATTCTTAATAAAACCTGACATTGAAGCGTTTTTAAGTGCTGAAATAAGTTGGAAGATTATAAAGGGGGCTATAACTGTTTCTGATAGCCATCCGGTACCTTTAAATCCTTTTTCTATCATTAAAATAGTAGTAAGTATAACCTCCCAGGTAAAAATTGACTTTAACACCTTAAGAGCTTTATACGTCTTAAAACCTTCTCTCCTTATCCCGGCTATTATACCGAAGAAACCATCCAGTAGAAGTACGGCAGCAACTGCTAAATACTGTTCGGCATTTGCCATTGTTAGTTCCAGAAAGTAGGAACAGAAGAATCCTAGTGTTGCCGTGCTGGCTAGTATGAATTTCATATAGGTTGATCTAATCATAGTGCTTACATAATGATGGATTGTAAAAATGCTACCTTGAGTCGAATTAAGACTCTTTTCCATAATGGGAGAGCTTTAAACTCTTCAGTCCTAAAGTAATCTTCCAATTCTTTCATTATAAACTTACTAGCATGTCCATCAACTCTGGTTGAGGAAACATATCTACTTTATCTTTTCTCGTATTAGTATGTGTCCAGGTTCCTTTAACTCGGCCGTAGTAAGCGTCTTCATTCCATTCAAATGCATCTGCTCCTTTTTCCTTAATTAAGGCCGGTAAACCCGCTCTAACATCAATATTATCTCTTTCGGCTATAAAATGTAGCCACAATCTTAGTGCTTCTATCTGAGTGTTAGAGTATCTATGCCACGTTTTATGTCCTCTGAAAGGTTTAGGTAAGGTTACGATTTGTGATTCACTCGCTATAGTACCTGCATAGGTTTTTCCGTCTACAATGTATCCGAAGTTATTAACTTCGATCGCTACTGAATGGATATGCATATGTTGAGATCCGTTTTTACCTAGATGCCAGCCGTACCCTCCTTCCGGAAAAGCTTGTAGCATTTTACCGTCGTATTCGTTATCGTTACCTTTTATTGAAGGGCCTCCTAATACAAATTCGGTAGCTATTGCACCTCTAGTATCGTTACCCCAGTTCTTAATAGTTTTATACGGGTTGTGCCATCCTGCTGTATGGTGTATAAATACATATTCTTTCTTTACGGGACCTGTTTTATATTCTCCTACAGGTAAGAAGCATTTTTCAATTACTAACCCATTCTCTACAGTATAGGTTTGTTCTGATGCATCTGTAGTAGCTAATCCCATGGCATCCCATGTGTTCGGCCCTACTATTCCGTCAACCTGTAAGCCTTTTGCTAATTGCCACGCTTTAACTGCGTCTGCCGTGCCGTTACCGAATATACCGTCTGCTCCAATCTCAAGGAATTCTTGGAGTTCTTTAACTTCTTTACCACGTGAGCCTATTTTTAATACCATTACTCTGTTTCTTTTTTAGCAAATATTTTCGTAATACCGTCGATTCCGAAAGAACCTAAAGTGATTATTACGAAAGAGTTGTAGATGAATTCCTGCACCGGTAGGTCTTTCCCTAAGAAGCCGGTTACAATGTCTGCGGTAGCAAATAAAGCCATAATAGCAAAGGAGGCGAAGCCGACAACGTTTTTCTCATTAATAGTATTGTCGTCCTTAAAAATACTTGAAAAATTCATAAGTTTCTTTTTTATATAGTTTAGCATAGTGTAACCGGTTAGTGCAACGTTTAATATAAATAGAGACAGGGGTGAAGAACACCCCTGCAGCTTATTACTTTTCTCTACTTCCTATACTATACTACTTCACAAGCTCCGGCAGCGCAAGCTACCTCCCCTGCTAGGTCTGTCATATCCTCTACTTCAGTTACTTTAGATAAATCTACTTCAGTTAGAGTTTTCATTAACTCCTCATAATCTTCTTCAGTACAGTCTTCAAAAGGAGCTTGTTGATAAGTATGGTCTGAGAATGGGAGTACTGATAATCCGTTATAGTGCTTTCTCTCTCTCCACATCCATTTTGCTACATCTTCCCATTCATCTTCTTTTACAGAGATTGTTGCTGATACATTATGAGTATTATATCCGTTTCTATGTCCTGGTTTGATCCACTCTGTTGAGATCTTCTTAACTCTTTCTAATAGATCTAATGCACTCTCTGTTCTCAAGATTGCTCCTTCTGGTGCTTTTTGCGGTATAGTAATTACAGCTGTATCGTGAGGTCTAAAAAATTCATCTTCTATTAAGTCTGGATGGTTTTTTTCTAGATAGGAGTAGAGTGATTCGTTTTTACCTATTCTGATTCTTCTTAGGTAGTAATCATTATGCCATGCATGAATACCGGAAGAAGTTCCTAGTGTTAGAGAGGTTGTCCCTGCAGGTTTAACTGTTGTTACTCTAGCTGCTTTATTTATTCCAATCATCTCAGCAACCCTTTCATTCTCTTTATTAGCTACTTCTGCAGCTTCGGATGCATCTAAGTTTAATACTTTTCCGGATCCAATGCCTGTCATCGATACTCCTACTAAGGCGTCTTTTTCTGTTGTACGTCTCCATACTTCTCTTAAGTAGTGGAAATCCGTATAACCTGCTTGAAGTGTTCCTAGAAAAGAAGCTGCTTTTACTCTTTCGTTTAGATCTTCTTGAGATTCTACATTACTTACATTTACTTCACATAGATTACAGAATTGATAAGGTCTTAGTGCGATCTCACAGCATGGGTTAGTTCCCCAATCTTTACTATTGGTAAAATAAATACCGGGTTCTCCTGCTCCTGAAGCTTTAATTCTTGTCCAGAGCTCATCGAAAAACTCTTTAGTTACTTTTCTTCTTAGTAGAGCAGCTGAGTTATTAGCTCTTCCTCTCTGTGGATTTAGTTCCCACCAGTTCCCGGACTTAGCGGAGATCATTTCTTCATCGTCTGCAGAAAATAGAGAGATTAGAGCTGCTCTTCTGATTCCTCCTGCTAATACTGCGTCAGCGATATGGCATACTATATCGTGTACTTCGATTGGTTCTAATTTGTCTCCATCTTCTTTAAGATTTAGGATACCCTGTACTTTTACTAAGCATTCTTTTAATGGTTGAGGTCCTGGTGCTTTTCCTCCAGAGGTTACTAGAGCTGCTCCTTTAGGTCTGATATCTGAATAATCAAATCTTAATGTTGAACCTCCTTTGAAGTAAGATTTCATTAATGCTTTAACCGCATCCGCCCAACCTTCAATAGAATCACTTATTAAAAATCTTTTAAATTTAACAGGGTTTGGTTTTCTAATTTCTGGTAGTTTATCTACGTGGTGTTTCTGTACTGAGAATCCTATCCCTGTTCCACCTAAAAGTAAAAACATAATCTCTCCGAATGTTCTCCAGTCATCAACTGGTGCAAAAGCACAATTATAAATTCGATTAGGACTAATCTCAATTGGCTTACCTGCAAACTGCATTGACCTCATTGAAGGAAGAACTTTCTTATCGTATACAAACTTATAAGCAGTTTCTATTTCTTCTGAAAGTTTAGGGTATTTTTTGAGATGCATTTGTTTATTTCTATCTACTAATTCCTTCCAAACCTCTCTCCTATTTAAGGCAGGGTCGTGTTTTGAATACTTCAGAAAAACTGTAATGTCCGATAAGATTTTTTGATTAATTTCCATTTCGTGATTTATATTTTATTTTTTAGCGTGTACCTTATACCTATAGTGTTTTTAAAGAAAACTGTGTTTTTTATTAGGAAAAGTTGGAAAGTTGGTTAAACTTTTTTGACAGTTCCCTCTTGTCAAAACTATCCATTAAATTAAATGTCTTAGAGCCATTTCCGTTAGAAGAGGGAGTTAGATCGTCGTAAGTAGGTACGTCTGATGTTAGTTCTATATGTCCGTTATTCGTATCTACTTTTGCTCCAAAAGTCATACCGTCCATACCGTATCTGTTCTTCATTATATGTATTCTACCCGTTCCGTTAAGTTTATCTTCTTTCTTTCTAGACAAAGACATACAGAAGTCGGATACCATAATCTTATCGTAGGAACCAGCAGCTTTATCTCCTTCAATTACATCATCTTTAGCTCCCATTCTATTTACTTGAGAAGGTGATATAATCGGTATCTTAAGTTCTTTAGCTAACCCTTTAC